GGGTTTGCAGATGGCGAGTTTCGCGCCATCGTGACAAAGCCAAAACTGGCAGGATTTGGCGTCAACTGGCAGCACTGCGCCCATGCCGTCTTTGCTTCGATCAGCTTTAGCTATGAGCAGCACTATCAGGCAATTCGCAGATCGCATCGCTTTGGGCAGTCAGAGCGTGTCAGGAATGATATCGTCATCGCTGACACTGAGGATGTGATATGGCAGGCGATCAACGTCAAAAGCAAAAAGCACGACGAGATGAAAAAGCGCATGGCTGAGGCTATGGCGAAAGCGCAGTCAACAGGGAAAGTCAGAACGGCCTATGATAGACCGCTTGATCTGGCATTTCCAGAATGGATCAAGGGATTGTCTGATGTGTGATGAATTTTATATAGAAATGAAAACTATGACTAAGTGGAAAAAGGCAGGAGACACATTTGAGCCAATAGGTGATTGGAATATTAAAAGAGAACCTAATGACGTTTTGGAAAAAGGCGTTTTTCAAGGTCCGTACAAAACAAAGGGAGAGACGAAATGAAACAGCCAGAATACAGCGGCGCGGGTTGGGCAATTCACAACAGCGATTGCATTGAGGGCATGTGGGCAATGCCAGAAAACAGCATTGACTGTTCCATATTTTCGCCGCCGTTTGGTGATTTGTTCGTTTACAGCGACAGCGAGCGGGATCTTGGAAATGCTGGAACAGGCGAGGCTTTTATCAACCAATACACGTTCTTTGCAGAGGCTTTAACCCGTGTCATGCGACCGGGCCGGATGGTTTGCGTCCATTGCACAGATTTACCGATGCGGAAGGGAAAGGACGGGGCAATCGGTCTTAAGGACTTTTCTGGCGATCTGATCCGCGCGCATACGGATGCAGGGTTGATTTATCACGGGCGCGCGACGATCTGGAAAGATCCGGTTGTGGAGATGCAGCGCACAAAGGCGCATGGATTGCTCTACAAGAACATTCGCGGCAACAGCACATTCAACCGCGTCGGTATGCCAGACTATATGCTGTTTTTCCGCAAGGATTGCGAGACAAGCGACCCAGATTATTCACCAGTAAAACACGCCGCGCCGGGTGATGAAAAGACTGCTATCAAGATCGCAACGGAATGGCTGCGCGATCTGCGCCGTAATGGGCTTTGCGAAACCGTGCCGGATGAGAAGGCTTTGTCGGTTTTGATGGATGACGCAAAATTTGACGTTTACGAGTGGCAGAAATTGGCAAGCCCTGTCTGGATGGATATCAACCAAGGCAACGTGCTGCGCAGGGTCAAGGCGGTGAATGACGAAAAGCACGTCTGCCCGCTGCAACTTGATGCCATTTCAAAGTGCCTTCGGCTATACACCAAGCCGGGGGATGTGGTCATGGACCCATTTAACGGGATCGGGTCAACCGGATATGAGGCAGTCAAGATGACGCGCCGCTATCTCGGGTTTGAGTTAAAGCCAGAATATGCCGCGCAAGCGAACGCTAACTTGAAAGATGCTGAGCGGGTCAGTGCTGACTTGTTTTCCGCATGACTGACCCCATATCCGATTTTCTCGACCACATGCGAGCGTGCGGCGTCGGCCCGGTCGATCCTGCGGTTATAATTGGCGACGATGTGCGCCGCAGATATCGCGTCGAGGGCGACAAGCCAAAGACCCAAAACGGGGCCTATTCACTGCGGATCGAACCGGACGGCTTTGCGTTTGGGTGGTGCATGTCGCACAAAGAAGGCGTCACGCATAGCTGGCACATCAAGACCACGCGCAAGATGTCAAAAGAGGACCGCGAGGCGTTCAAGGCGAAGGCGACACTTGCCAAACGCCAGCGCGAGGCCGATGCCAAGGCACAGCAAGAACAAGCTGCGCACCGCGCGCAACGGCTTTGGGATCGGTGCGCCAAGGCAGGGTCATCGGACTATCTAAAGCGCAAGCGGATCACCGGGCACGGGGCGCGATACATGCGGGATGTGGTTGTGGTCCCGATGCGGATTGGTGCAGACATTGTGTCGCTTCAATACATCAGCGCGGACGGGTCAAAGCGGTTTCTAAAAGAGGGGCAGATCGAGGGCGCGTATTTTAGCATTGCAAAGCTTGGCGATGAACTTGGGCGCATTGTGATTTGCGAAGGGTTTGCGACCGGCGGAACGATCCGGCAGGCAACAGGGTTTCCAACAATCGTGGCGTTCAACGCTGGAAACCTGAAACCGGTAGCCAAGGCCATACGGGCAAAGTACCCCGATGCGGTCATCATCATCTCCGCCGACAATGACCAGTGGACGACGGACAGCAAAGGCAAGCCGTGGAACCCCGGCAAGGAAAAGGCGCAAGAGGCGGCAGCGGCGATAGGAGGGGCGTTTGTGATAGCGCCAACAGTTGACCCAGACGACGAGGCGAAGCGCACCGACTGGAACGATATACACGTCACGGATGGACTGGACGCGGTGGCAGCGGCGATGATGACGCCTCAGACGCCAGATGAAGCCCTGCCAGAGTATGACGACCGCACAGAAGCCTATTATGACGACCCAGCGCCAGCGCATGACGGCTTAGACCTGATCCGGCCCTTGGGTCACAATCGGGGGACATATTACTTTTTCCCTAGATCCGCAGGGCAGATCGTCAAGATGAGCGCAAGCGGAATGGGCCGGATGCAAAACCTTTACATGCTGGCCGCGCGGGACTTCTGGACCGGGCACTATGGCGGCAAAGACGTATCAGATAGTCAGATCACCGCGTTTGCATCGGCGCACCTCATGGACGCTTGCCACACGAAAGGCATATTTCAGCCGGAAAGCACGCGTGGCGTCGGGGCGTGGGTCGAGGGCGGCAAGCTGGCCGTAAATTGCGGGGATGCTGTTGTGATCGAAGGCGTCCGGCATAGCCCATCGGAATTCATTGGCGAGGCGGTTTATGAGAGCGGCCCGCGCGTGATCGACCTCGATCAAGAACCGTTGCGAAACGCGGAATCTGTGCGGGTCCGAGAGATTTGCCGGATGCTGAACTGGAAAAGGGGAATGCACGCGGACCTCTTGGCCGGGTGGCTGGTCATAGCGCCGATAGGTTCTGCCCTCGCATGGCGTCCACATATTTGGATCACTGGTCGATCAGGGGCAGGCAAGTCAACCGTGCTTGACGAGATCGTCAAGCCGATACTTGGCGATGTGGCGATCAGGCGCGATGGTGGCACGACCGAGCCGGGAGTGCGCAACGCCCTTGGGTCATCTGGTCGACCATTTATTTTGGATGAGGCCGAAAGCGAGACACAGCAGGACCGGGCACAGATGGAGCGCATCATTTTCCTTGCGCGCCGGTCATCATCGGGCGGCATTGTGGAGAACTTCAACGCCAGCTTTCAAGCGCGCTCGTGTTTTTGCTTTTCCGCCATCAACCCGCGCGTGGAACAAACCGCCGACCTGAACCGGATCACTCAGCTAGAACTCATGCAGGATATCAGCCGCGACCGGGACGCCAGATATGCGGCATTGCTGGCCGCTATTCACGAGGTTATCACGCCGGACTTTTCAGCCCGATTGCTTGCGCGGACGGTTGCAAACTTTGGCGCGCTGTCTGACAATATCAGGACGTTTTCGCTCGCTGCGTCTGCCATATTCGGGAACAAGCGCGCAGGGGATCAGATCGGGCCAATGCTGGCCGGGGCTTACATGCTGACCAGCACAAACCGGATCAGCTTTGAAGCGGCAACGGAATGGATGCAGGGGCAGGACTGGCAATGGACGGCCCCCGGCGATCAGGATGGTGATGCGTTCAAGCTGGTCACGCACATAATGACCAGCCGAATCCGGTACGATGTGGCAGGGATCAGCCGGGAAAGCACTGTGGGGGATCTGGTTATGCTTGCAAGTGACCCTCACGACGCCGGAAGTGCCGCTGCGAAAACTGGCCTCAAGCCTTACGGGATCCGCGTCGATGACGGGCAGGTTCTTATTTCTAACAACAGCCCACAGATGCGGACCTTGCTCGACAAGACGCCGTGGATCCCGTGGCAGCGCACGCTTGGGGATTACCCGGACGCGAGCAACGCAGGCGGCAAGGCGTTTTACTTCGCGCCGGGTCTGACAAGCAAGGCCACGGCTATTCCGTTGGATCGCATTATGGGGCCAGTCGATGACGTTTGGTCCGAGATACCAATAGAGGAAGATTTCGCATGATGTATAGCCTGACGCACGAAGCGCTATTCGTGAACATGATAAGCGAGATGCTGCAATACGCAGGGTTTCAGGAAAGCGTAAATCAAAGACTGCGGGATATGCACGCAGAGACCGGCTTGACCGAACATCAAGGCTGTTGCGTCGATGATCTGTATGACCAGTATGGAAATCAACAGGTGATGGATGATTAACCTATTCCCTGACCAGATCGAACTGGTGGATGAGGTGCGCAGCCTCATGCGGCGCAACAAGGCTGTGCTTTGCCAAGCCGCGACAGGGGCCGGTAAAACCGTGATGACCGCGCACATGATCCAAGGGAGCCGCGCCAAGGGCACGCGCTCGATGATGGTTGTCCCGCGCCGAGAGTTGCTGCGCCAAACGTCCGAGACGTTTAAATCCTTCAATATACCGCACAGCTTTGTCGGCGCTGGGTATGAATTTAACCCGTTTTCGAAAACAATCCTTGCCACGTCTGGAACTCTGGCGAG